GGCCCACCTCCTCGACCTGGTGGCCTATCAGGTGCTGACCTACATCCCCAGCCTGCGCCGCCTCCGCCGCGCATGGGAAGTCAAGGAACGGGCCGGCTACTTCACGAACGCCCGCCCCAGGCGCGCCTGACCGACGCGCACCACCAGGACACCAGCCGCCAATGAAGCCCGCCAAACCAGACAGCGCCTGGCGCAACCGCATCGTCGGCAGCGGCACCGAAGCCCCCGACCAGCTACTCGCCAACCCGCACAACTTCCGCCGCCACCCGACGCACCAGCAGCGCGCCTTGGAGGGCAGCCTGTCCGAAATCGGCTGGGTTCAGCAGGTGGTCGTGAACCGGACCACCAGCCACATCGTCGACGGCCACCTGCGCGTCGAAATGGCGCTCCGATCCGGCGAGGCGGAAATCCCCGTCCTCTATGTCGATCTCAGCGAGGCCGAGGAACAGATCGCCCTCCTCAGCCTCGACCCGATAGCCGCCCTCGCGACGCAGGACAGCGCGCAACTGGCCGCACTGATCGCCGACGCGAAGCCCAACGACCAGCGCCTACAGGAATTCCTGGCGGACCTACTGCCGGCCGACCAAGGCGGGCAAGCCGACCAGGCCAGGGTCACGCTCGCGGAGCGGTTCATAGTCCCGCCGTTCTCGATCCTGGACGCCCGCACCGGCCGCTGGCAGGACCGCAAGCGAGCCTGGATCGGCTTGGGCATACGCAGCGAGCTTGGCCGCGGCAGCAACGGCGACAACACCGCAGGCGGCGGCCTGACGTTCGCGCTCGGCGCGCAGACCCCGGCCACATACGACCGCAAGCGCGAGGCGGAGCGCCGCGCCGGCCAGCCCATGACCTGGGCCGACTTCGCCGCAGCCCACCCCGAAGCCATGACCCTCGCCCTCGACAGCGTGTTCGACCCGGTCCTGACCGAGATCGCCTACCGATGGTTCTGCCCGCCAGGCGGCAGCATCCTCGACCCGTTCGCAGGCGGCAGCGTCCGCGGGATCGTCGCGGCGATGTCCGGCTACAGCTACACCGGCATCGACCTCCGCGCCGAGCAGGTAGACGCCAACCGAACGAACTGGACCGCCGTGGCTGCAGGCGGCAGCGCATCAGCCCCGGCGCAGGCGACCCCACCGCTGCTGGTCGAGGAAATCGACGGCTTCCGCGTCGTCAGGGATGACCGGGTCGAGGGCGGCACGAAGCGCCGAGCACTGGCCCGAATACTGCCAACGCTCCCGGCCGACGAAATCGTCTATGCAAGCCCCGCCTACGGGTTCGCCCAGCTCGCACTGGCCCTGGCCGCGGCCGACGTCGGGAAGCGGGTCACGATCTTCGTGGCCAAGCGCAAGGACTGGCACCCACGAACGCGAGCCGCATCAGCGGCCGGCGCCACGATCGTCGACGTGCCGAACGGCTACCTGAGCAACGTGCAGTCGAAGGCCAGGGAATACGCGGCCGAGCACGGCGCCCACTACATCGAGTTCGGCGCAGACGATCCGGCACTGATTGGCGCCCTGGCAGATATTGCCAGGGAGACAGGGGAAAGCCCGACCGAGGTCTGGACCGTGGCAGGCAGCGGCGTGCTCTCCCGCGCACTGCAGCAGGCGTGGCCCACCGCGAAGTTCCACGCCGTCCAGATCGGCGCCGTGCCAGACGCGGGCAGCGCCACGGTCTGGAAGGCGCCCGAGAAGTTCGAGCAGCCCGCCAAGTCCCCGCCGCCATTCCCCAGCTGCCCGGAATACGACGCCAAGGCGTGGGCGTTCATGCAGAAACACGCCAGCCCCGGCGCGCTGTTCTGGAACGTCGCCAGCGACCTGCACGGCGAGACGCAGGCCGTCGACACTCAGGCGCCAACGTGGATCACCGGCGACAGCACCGACCTGGAAGCCTTACTGCCACCTGGCGAGCAGTTCGACTTCGTGTTCACCTGCCCCCCCTATTACGACCTTGAGGTCTACAGCGATGACCCGCGGGACATAAGCGCGGCCGGCAGTTACGACGAATTCATGGACGCATACCGGCAGATCACCGCAGCCACAGCAGCGCGCCTCAAGCCCGACCGCTTCGCCGCCGTGGTCATCGGCGAGATTCGCGGCCCCGACGGCGCCTACCGCAACCTCGTGGCCGACACCATAGACGCGCACCTACAGGCGGGCCTGACCTACTACAACGAAGCCATCCTGATCACGCCGGTTGGCTCGCTACCGATCCGCGCCGGCCGCGTCTTCCAGGCGTCCCGCAAGGTGGGCAAGACGCACCAGCAGATGCTCGTGTTCCGAAAGGGCCACCCCCCAGCAGCCGAGGCCGCCGACACCGGAGCCATGGCCGGAGCCATAGCGGCCGAGTTCGCCGCCAACGGCGCCCTGCAAGACCAGCACGCAAAAGTGCTCGTCTTCGTCAAGGGCGACCCGCGCGAGGCCACCGCCGCGGCAGGCCCGGCCGCGATTGACGACGAAGCGACCGAGTGAAGAACCCGAACAGCAAGGGCGCGCAGCGGATGAAGTCGGCGGAGATACGCCGGGAGGCGCTCGTCATGCGCCGCAGCGGCTTGACCTTCGACCTGATAGGACAGGCGCTGGGCGTCAGTAAGCAGCGCGTGCATGCCATCGTCACTGCCGAACTGCGGCACATGGCAGCCGAGAACGCAGCCGACGCCGAAGCCCTGCGCGCGCTTGAAGTGGAGCGCCTCGACCGCCTGCTGCAAGGCCTGTGGATGCGGGCGCAGAACGGCGAGCTGGACGCGGTCGACCGGGCGCTCAAGATCGCGCACCGCCGCGCCGCCCTGCTCGGCCTCGACCGCCCGACCAAGATCGCCCCGACCAGCCCGGACGGTGATGACGCATACGAGGGGGGCGGACTGGCCGCATTGCTGAAGGCAACCGCCAAGGAATGAACGCGCCCACCCGCCTGCCGACCATCGGCCGGCTGCGCGATGACCTTGAAGCGTACCTATCCCTGCGCGCCAGGTGGGCAGAAGACCCGGCCCGGTACGTGGTGGAGCGCATCGGCGTAAACCCGACCGCCCAGCAGCGGCAGATACTGGACGCCATCGCCCCGGAGGGGGCAAAGGTGTCGGTGCGCAGCGGCCACAACACGGGCAAGAGCAGCTCGACATCGTGGGCGATCATGTGGCACCTGGAAACGCGCGATTACAGCCGTATTCCCTGCACCGCCCCGACCGCATCGCAGCTGCGCGATGTGCTGTGGGCAGAGTTGGCGCTGTGGATTCGCCGGGCCGACGAAACCAGCAAGGCGCGCGGCGACCATCCGCGGCTGTGGTTTTCGTCGTTGTTCCGCCTGACGCAGGACCGGCTGACCGACCGGGGCGCAGAAAAGGAATGGTTCGCCGTGGCGCGCACGTCAGGCAAGTCAAACCCCGACGCGCTACAGGGGTTCCACGCCGGCGACGTGAGCATCGGGAACATGGGCGAGCGAGAGCTATCGGTCGACGCCAACCCAGGCCGCTTGATGTTCGTGGTCGATGAAGCGCCCGGCGTAGACGACAAGGTGTTCGAGGTCGCCGAGGGCGCGCTGGCAAGCCCGGGCGCCCGCCTGTTGATGCTCGGCAACCCGGTACGCACCACGGGCTATTTCGCGCGCTCACAGATCAAGGACCGCGGGCACTTCACCACGCTGCACCTGCGCACCCAGGACAGCCCGTTGGCCGACCCCGACTACCGCGCCCGTCTCGTTGCCCGCTGGGGCGAGCACAGCAACATCGTGCGCGTGCGCGCCGACGGCGAGTTCCCAACCCACGGCGATGACGTGCTGATCTCCCTGGAGTGGGCCGAGTCGGCGATCAACAGAGACCAGCACGTCGAGTCGTGCGAGACCCGCGTCAGCATCGACCCGGCCCGGTTCGGCGATGACCGCACCGTCACCATCGTCCGCCGCGGGCGCAACCTGCTGGCCTGCGAGGTCGCCGCCAGGCAGGACACGATGACAACCTGCGGGCGGGCCATCGTTATGCGCCAGACCTACGGCGCCGCTGGCATCTGGGTCGGCACCGCCGGGTTCGCCGGTATCGCCGACCGCCTGCGCGAGCAGGGCGAGCACGTCGTAGAGGTCAACGAAGGCGCCGGAGCACCGCGCGAGCGCCCGTGGGGACACGATGACCAGATGACGCCGGCCCTGGTTCGGGATTGGATGTGGCTCGCCGGCCGCGCATGGCTGCGCGACGAACTGCCATCATTCGCAGGCCTCGACCGGGACACGGCCGAGGAACTGGCCGGCGAACTGGCAACGCCGCGGTATAGTTTCGACAGCAGCGGGAGACTCAAGGTGGAAAGCAAGGACGAACTGAAACGCCCCGAACGGTTGGGGCGCAGCCCAGACTTGGCCGACGCCCTACTGATCAGCCTGTGCCCAGATAAGGCGCGGAACCAGGCGCCGGCAGTGGCCGGCAAAACGGAGTTTTGACCCGCATGAACGGAGCGAACAGGAAAGCCGTGAAGGCGCCAGCGGAAGCGCCGCGGGGCATCCCCCAAAAGCAGCGGTTCTACGTCAGCGAGGTCGCCCGCATCATGGCCCAGCACCTGGGCATGAACGAAAAGTCGGCCCTGAACCGCCTCTATTACCGGATCGGCGACCGCAGCGTCCAGGCCCACCGGTACCTCGGCGTCGTGATGATCGAGCGCGACGAAGTTCTCCGAATCCTGAGAGGCGACCCCGTATGAGCATCTTCGACCGCCTGATCGGCCGCCAGCCGCAGACCGAGTTCGCCGCGCCGCCACCGAAGCCGCCGACCTCCGCCGGCCTCATGAAGGACGTGGCCGTCGATGAATTCGTCGACATGCTGACCAACCTGCCGGAGCCTGACGAAATCCTCATCGCGGCCGGCAAAACCCGCGCCGACCTGCGCAGCCTCATGGCCGATGACGAAATCGGCGGCGCGATGGAAACCCGCGTCGCGGCGGTGCAGTCAACCGCGTGGCGCCTGGAGCCGATCGACGGCCCGGCGAGCACGTTCATCTGGGAGGAAATCGAGAAGCACATCGAGTCGCTGATCGAGGGCGCGTTCGCCGCCATCCCCTACGGCTACAGCGTCATCGAATTGGTGTACGAACAGGACGGCCAGCGCAAGCGGATCGCCCGCGCCGCCGAAAAGCCCTTCGAGTGGTTCGAGCCGCAGCGCGACGGGTCGCTGATCTACAAACCCCCGTCGGGGACATCCGCCACCGGCGAGCCGGCCGACACGTTCTACAAGTTCATGCTGACCCGCCGCCGGCCGACCTACCGCCAGCCGCAGGGCGACGCCCTCCTGAGCCGCCTCTACTGGCCCTGGTACCTGCGCAGCCAAGGCTGGCGGTTCTGGGCGCGGTTCCTGGAGCGGTTCGGCGCCCCGATGCTGGTCGGCAGCACCCCAGGCGATACGAAGACGCTGGCCGCGGCCCTCGCCGCAGCGGTCCAGTCGGCATCACTGGCCATCGGGGCGGAAGACAAGGTCGTGGCCGTGTCGCCCAGCACCGACGGCGGCAGCTTCGACCGCTTCCACGTCGCCGTCGACAAGCGCATCCAAAAGGTGGTGCTCGGCCAGACGCTGACCACCGACACCCAAGGCGTCGGAAGCCAGGCGCTCGGCAACGTCCATGACATGGTCCGCAAGGACCGCCGCTCGGCCGACCTGCGCATGATCGCCGGGACGGTTCAGCGG